TTAACTTTATCACAAGTCATATTGAAGACACCACCTTTTTCTTTCTTCTCTTTATAGTCTCTTTCTGCTTCTCTCTTATTTTTCAAGCAGTCCATCAAGTTCTCACTTGCTCTATGGTCTACTAATTTTCTTTCACCTGTATCGTTATCAATTTCAAAGATACATACTGCAAATACAACACCATCTTCTGGTTGTGATGTTGAGGTCTTATGTTCTTCTGTCATCACCGTTATATGTTTATGTGCCTTCTCTTCAATAGGACAAACTTGGTGTCCGTCATCTCCACAACCTGTACAATCAGCATATGCTGGAGCGTACATCATCAAAAATAAAAATGCTATTAATAATATCTTATTCATAAATCCTTTAGTCTAATATTTTTAGTAATCTAATACCATACTTTGTTTGTTTGTCTTCTTGTAAAAGAGCTTTTACCATCTTACACGCAAAGATAACTCTCTCACCACCAACTTCTCTACTTGCTACTCTTTTAGATTTCAAGCATTGTGATAAGTTTTCTTTGTATACCCACTCAATCATTTTACCATTTAGTGTAAGTGTTAAGGCAACAACTCCCTCTTTCTCGTATTTCTCGCCGCCTGTGTATAGTTTTTGTGCATATACAACACTCGTAAAGAACATCAACGAAAATAATAATGCTAATGTCTTTTTCATATGTTTCTTATTCCTTTTTACCGTTACCATTTTGATAGATTATACTTCTATTACTATCTTTTAATTTTTCAACATCTTCTCTCAATAACTTAACATCTTCTTGTAGTCTCTTAATGTTGACCCCATTGTTCATCATTTCTTCCATTCTCTTACTCATAGTCTCTAATTGACCAGCAATGTGTTCAATAAGCATATACTGCTCACTATCAGCAGGTAATGTACCCATTTCGCCTCTCGGCCATTTAATTCTAAATTCTGTATTTTTTTCTAATTCTTTATTCATTGAAACGGTGTAGCCTTCTAAATCTTTTCTTAAAAGTTCTTCATTCGTCTCAATTCTGTTTAATCTTTCCAAGACACCGAAGTAAGCCCAAACTCCTACTGCAACTGCAGCCACTATGGAGATTAAGTTCCTCATAGGCATACTAATAGCCGTCTGGTCAGATACTTTAAATTCATCTTTGCTCATAAATCCTTTCAACTTTATCTATATTTATGCAGGACCTTTCCCTACATTGTCTCTTCTTGCCTTTTCTTTCTCATCTTTGAGAAACTTGACTAGTAGTCCTACATAGACCTCTTTCTCCCAAGGAAAAAGATTATCTAATTCTGCTAGACTATATTTGTGATGTTGCATTAACGCAAAATTAGTCTCGTAGTACGCCTCTAGGTTGTTGTGGGAGAGGCTGATACGAAAAAATCAGACAAGCCTTGAAGAGTTACCACCGACTTCTTTTTAGTATTCGGGTTCACTACTTCAACTTCGTGTCTTAATTTTGGCATTGTGTCAAAAAACTTCTTAATCTTCTCAAACTGCTTTGTGTTCAAGTTATTAAAAAACTCTTCTAGTTCTTGTGTTGAGGAATCCTTTGCTTTATGCACTTTTTCGCCCTCATAGATATAATCAATACATTCTACAATTGTTTTAAAAATTGCACTTGCATTTTTTGATTCATCTATGCCCATAGGAATAGTGGATATGTTTGGATATTTCAACACGATACCTAGACTTCTTTCTTCATCTAATACCACATTGTTTGTATGTTCGTCATCAACCTGCACTTCAACCGTAGTTAAGTCTAGTTCAACATCACATAAAGTTACCTTGTCTTCAGGACAGAATACTTTGAATTTTGCAATCTCACCTACTGACTTGGCACGAATATTTAAAAACAAATATTCTATGTCAAATAGAGGCATAGTGTTCACATTGAGTTTGCCGAAAGTACAAGAATTGATTAGGTCTCTTACTGCCGATTTCATTTGAGCGTCATTCGCTTCTTCCATCGCCATTAAAAGTATCTTTTCTTCTTTGACCAAGAACGGTCTAAATTCTACTATCTTGTCTTCACTAGGTAGCGTTATTCTATATGTTGGGACTTCAATTTTAGGTAAAGCCATATTGTTATCATCTCCTTATTATTTACTATTATATATTTAGGGGTCCAAACTTGAACGGAGGCATAACTCTACCACCAGTAATCTTACCGATTGGGAATGACCTCTTCAAGTTTTGCAACACACCTTCACCTGCTCTTCTCAATTCAGGTGGTAATTTACTTAAAAATCCTGTGTCTCCTTCTTTTACAACAGCATTATTAAAATGCGATTGACCAATTTGAAATTTGTTTTGTTGGTCTAACGCAAAATTCAACCAGTATCTATATTTAAATTGTACGGTAAATGTCTGTACTTCATTTGAACCTGAAGCATACGATACATCACCTACTGAAACTGGATACGCTTCCCACAATCTAACACCATATGTTGCACCGTCTCGTTCTTGTGCTCCTGGGTCTGCACCTAATTGAAGAATATTAATCGGTGCTACATACTCATCATAGTACGCATAGTTGTGAGTTATATTTGAAAAGGCAGTCTTCTGCCACATTTCAAAAAATATTCTTTCTCTCATATATTTGTCTGTATAAAATGTCATAGAAACATCTGCCATTTCATAATCGTAAACAATGTGTCTTGGTGGACCATTATGTTTTACTGCTTTTGTTTTCATTGTTCTAGCAGGCATATTCACTTCTGATACAAAGGCTTGTACTCTTCGTTGCAAGTTTGCTTCGTTTGAGTATCTTCTTATATCACTACCGTGTACCATACCATCACCACCAGGTACTGAACCACCAAAGTCCATTGCACCTGCAATCTTACCACCAGTTGGTAATTCAAAGACGACATAATATCTAGCCTTACGAGCAAAACCTTCTGCTTCATTTACATAGGATTGGTATCTACCTATTGTTGTCGCTGGGTTTGCACCTACCCTTTGTTTTAACTTCGGGTCTCGGTTGATATTGTCAAAGGCACGGTCTCTAGGAATACCTAATCTGATATCCATACCACCAATTCTTTTTCCGCCTCTTAAAATTGCCATATCTGTTTCTCTCTATTTGTGTTTACTATTCCAATATTTTGATTTACGCATTCCTAAATAATAATCTCCAGGTTCGTAATCCCACTTATGTCCGTGATGACCTCTAATATCGCACCACAACATTCTCAACTTGACGACACATACTCGCCAAAAAGTTCTTCTTGCCATTTACCTTATTACTCTTATTCATCATAAAAGTCCTCTACTAATTTCTGCTTCTACGCCAAACGGTAGTCGCTGGTTGTTTTCTAAATTGTTGTACTGGCAAGTATACTGCTATTGCAGCTTCAGACGCATTAATACGCAAAAACTGACTTCGTACATTACTATAAAGATATTTATGAAGAGTTGGTTTAACCATAGGTATGTTCTTCACACTATCATAGGATACTTCGTATTTCGTGTTAGGTCTTATCATATCACCGGATAAGAATTTATCCATTCTTGCGAGTAGAGTAAATCTCATTGCAGGAGGTAGATAATGAAAATTCATTCCAATAAATCCACCTTTAATCGGTTCTAATGGTAATACTAATGGGAATGTGTCGTAATAAGGTAGTGTTCGTTTAAATTTCGGGTCATAAAAAAATAAGTTCAATCGTCCTTGAGAAGGTCTACTAATTAGTTGGCCTGCTCTCATTAATGCTCTTGCCTGCGATTTATCAGCTATACTGCTGACAGCCTTACGATACCAAGCACCAGACTTTCTGGTGTCTCCTTGTTTTTGTACAATTGGGTCAAATATAGATATTGCCATAACACATATATTTATAATAGAAATGACAAAGGGTACCGTAAAAGGTACCCTTTGCTTTTAAAGTAATGTAGGAAAGAGAGAGATTATTCGTCTTCAGCGAGTTTTGAAAAGTAAGATAATGTATCATCATCTTCAACGCCAGACGCCTCATTACTTTGAACCGAAGCAGTTGCTGTTGCAGCTGCCACACCGCCAGTCGTAGGTGGGAGGTCTATTTCACTAGCAGTCTCGGTATTCTTTGAACCGGCAATCACACGATTAAACTTCTCTTTAAGTTCGTCATAAGATTTAAAATTCGCCGCTTCTAGGAATGGCTTCAGAGGATATTGTTTGTTCCAAATACCTTTGATTGCTTCATCATCGGTACTGATTGGACTAACAGCCTCAAATTCAGATTTATCGTAATTCCAGAAACCATCAACTTTTCTGATTTTCAGTTTAAAGTTTGCACCTGTCCAGAAATCAAATGGGTTAATAGGTTTTTCATCTTCAAACGCTGGCTGCATTGCTTCTGTAATCTTATCAAAAATCTTTTTACCGAATTTAAATAAGAAAACTTTGCCTTCGTTTTCAGGATGCTTTGGGTCACTCACAACATAGATGTTTGAGTAGTACGATAGTTTTCTCTTTCGTTTTCTAGCGATTTCTTTATCACTATCAACACCAGAGTTCCATAATATAGTATTCTCTTCTGACACAGGATCCTTTTGACCAAGTGTAGTTAGAGAGTTCTCAATATACCATCCGCCAGGACCTTGGAAAGCGTGAGACCATACTCTAGCCCACGGCATTTCTTCTTTCTGTGGGGCAGGTAAGAACCTTAGCACAGCATAACCATTACCAGTTTTATCTAGTTCAGGTTTCCACAATCTGTCGTCTTGGTATTTGTTTTTAGTTTTAGCAGCATCCTCAGGATTGAGGTTTGCTTCTATTTGTTTTGTCAATTTGTCAAAGTTGCTTTGACTATTTTTTAGACTTTCAAAATCCATAATTTTTCTCCTTGTATGTATTTCGTATTTGTATTATTGTATGTTTTGTATATATTATTATATATGCTACTATTTATACATTTTCTACTGACAATCATCAGCATTTTTGTGTTCATTTTGCTGTTTCCATTTTGTATAACCTTTTTGCCAATCTTCTTTGCACTCTTTAGGCAACTTCCTTTCTCTAATGAAAGTCTTTGCCTTTTCACAAAGATTAACAATTTTGTCTAATGTCAAATATATAAATCTGTCAAACATTGTATCTAATATAACACCTTTTTATTCTTTTGTCAAGCACCTATGTATGAATTTAATATGCCTGTAGCAAATATCACAGCTGCTACTGCATTTAACATTATAAGTGCCCTATCGTGCCACAACATACCTACTATAAACCAACCTACAACACCTGTAAAGTGAAAATATAGGTTAATTGGCGATAGAGGTATTGATGTCAACACCATTCCAATGAGAATAATAACACTGGAAATCCATTTAATGTACCAAGATAAATCACCTTTAGGTGTTATCTTCTTAAAAACTCTGGTACTATTTAATTCTTTAATCTTATCATCAAGTTTCTTTTTGTATTCTGTCATACTCAATTAAAAATCTCTTTCATAATCAATTTAGTTTCTGTTCTATTGTATCGTAAAAATGGCGTAAACTTCTTTATTCGTTTTGCATATACTGGCCATACTACTTTTTCCTCAATCTCTTTATCCCATCTTCTAATGAATCCCAATAACTCTTCAAAGACCACAAGAGTTTCATAACATATTTGTTTAGATAGTAGAAGTTTGAAAAAGATTGGATGTTGACCTCCATTAACCATAAAAAGGTCATCAAAAGACAGGCGCTTATTATCCATATTAACCCTAATACTATTACACTCATTCCTAAACTGATAAGTAAAACTATCTTTACGCTTCTTGTAATCCAAGTATATATCAGCGCCATCAGACTTAGCAAGATTTCCAATCCAGGCTTTGTCTTTATGCAAAAAGTTTGCCACAAAGAAATCAACTGCTTCTTCTGCGTTATATTTTTTAGAAAGTTTATGAAAGAAGTACCTATCATTTCGTTTTGTAAAAGTCTCTATCTTACAATTAACTTTACCACCATAGGTAATATAATCGTAAGTATCTGTTGTGAAGTGTAATTTTATTCCCAACCAGATTTTAAATACATCAAATCCTCCATACATTATATAGGCAACTCGCTTGTTTTAGGTAACAGATTTAATTTCTGACACTCTAAAGCAACCTTTTCTTTTAAAGCCTTGTTAATTAAAGGACCGACCGTTGCCGTATCAATACTTCTCTCTTCACAATAATGAACAATGGCATCCATATAAGATATGCCTTTATGTTCTTTCTTGTAGTTTTCTATTTCTAAACTAAATTGTTTACTATTCATTCTCTTACTATATCAGGTTATAGTTAGTTTGTCAAGCACCTACGCCAGGGTTAACTTCGTGCTTATCCATAAATTCTTTTGCGTCTTGTTCAGACATTTCAGCACAACCTATATTGATTATTTGTACCATTGTCTTATTTTCTTCTTGTAGTTTATATACAAGACCACCATATAGGCCGTCATATTGACTATTGACAAATGCCATACATTCTGGTAGTGTATCAAATTTGTAAGCTGCGTGATGGCGAGGTTCTACGATACCTGTTTCTATGTTCAATAACATCGCCACTATTAGATAAACCGTGTCCATTTTCTTTCTCCTATAGAAAATGTGAAGTTTCTGTTGCCAAGTACTTCACTAACTCCGTTACCTATTAATTAGGCAGCAAGGGCAAAATTATTGTTGCCATTTAAAATTGCGTTTAAGTTCGCCAACTATCAATCTCCGAAGGTCTTTAGTCGTCTGTCAATCCTAACACACCCCCCATAAAAACATTACATACAAAGGTCTTCATACTTTGTTGTATGAAGTCTATGTTTTGATAAGTCTCTATTAATGTGGCACATATTCTTCTTCCACAAATATAAAAAATATTTTAACATAGCATATCTCCTTATACTAATGTGTTTATGGTGGAGGTGTCGGGAGTTGCACCCGAGTCCAGTCCGGTTATTACACCACCATCAACGATTAATCTTTTTTAATTTTTTCGCAAGTCTTCTCGTTTGCATTTAAACCTGCTTCTTTATCGTATAACCAAACATATGAGTAAACAACATTGTTGTCTTTCTCTACACATTTCTTACCAAAAGAAACTCTAGGTTCATTGATAGCACACGCACTTAATAGTCCTGCTAAAAATATAATACTAATTATTTTTTTCATTTACTTCCTTGTAATTATATATTCCATACACAATACATTTCTCACCTTGTGCTGGTGTTTCTATTACTGCCATAAACATATCATCTTCTGCATTGTACCAGTGAGTTATGGCATATACTATATCACCATCAGGCGTTCCTTGATTACGACCGAAACCAATACTTAATGGTTTCATATTGTTGTGGTCCAAAAACTCGTTCATTTGAGGAGCACTTGTACACAACATTGGTACCTGTGAT